TATTAATTGCAGCCGCATAATTCGCAAATTCAGTATCACTTTTTGTCTTATTCGCATTGTATTCCTGTTGCTGGAGAGCAGTTCCTGTCGTCATTGTTGTAGCATAAGCAATTGCTTCGCTAAGATAATTGGACGCAGGCATTGCTTCTTTAATTCGTTGCTCAATAATAGATTTATTGAACGCATTGGTTAAATCGGCACTCTTAACTCCATCTTCGATAGCATTTAATACTGCATCTGCAGAATCGCCAACGATGGATGAGAACGTCTTATATAATTCTGAATAAGCAGGAAGAGATCTGAAATCCTTAACAGACAAGTCTCCACTAATCAGGTTTTCATAAATAGAAGAAACAAGACCAGCTCTATTAGTTCTTCCGGCTGAAAGATCGCTTGCGTAATCTTGGAATTCGGAATAACTAATAATGTCGTTCCGCATCATTTCAAACAAGCCAAGCAGTGTATTGTTAGAACCTAAAACATTAGTAAGTTCTTGCCCTAATCCAAGCTTGTCATATTCAGACTGAAGTTCCTGCAAGGAAGAAACATTCCGAATAACGTCTAAAGCGGTGTTTAGATTTCTCGCTGTTTTATCTGCATCTTTTGTGGCCAATAAAGCATCTGTTGTTTTTGCAGCAGATTGATATGCGCTTTCGCCGTTTTGTCCCTTAATCTCATTATAATCTATCTTGTTTCTACGAGCATACTGAATTGCATCTTCGTAATTATTAAACCATGTGTTGCGATCAGTTTTATCAATATAATATTTAAAATCACTATAATCAGCATTTTTTTCTACATACTCATTTAATGCGTTGCCTGTACCATCTTTCCATCCATTAAGAAAATTAACAACAAATGCTTTCAAAGCATCTTTGTTGTAATCCCCATATTCATCAACGATACCTGATTCTCCGAGCGATTTTATAAATAAATTCTTTAAAAATTCAGAATCGTATTCTTCTGTCGCCATTTCTTCGAACGGCATTCTCGACGAAAGATCTTCGTTAAAGAAAGCTAAGGCTGCTTGTTTTCTTTTTGTATTATATTCTACGTCCCCTTGTTTAGCTTCATTGATCAAGGCCGTATACATTTGATTAATTGCTTTAGCTTCATTATCACTTGGATTTCTTACAACATCTTCAAAGAACGATGTTGGATTTCCATTTTCATCAAAGAATTGAGAATATAATGCTGGGTTGTTTTCCTGTATCCAGCTTCTAACACCGCTGTTGTTGGTCGCTAATTTATAAAACTTTTTCTGAGAAGAAAGCCCTGTAGTATCGTTAAACTCTGTAAGTTCTTGTTTTGTTATTCCAAGCGTATCCGCTAAAACTTCTAATGAAAGCGCATCAACTGCACCAGACTTTTGCATTACAAGATCTAAAGCATTAGAAGCTCGGCTTGCAAAATCGCCCGCTTTTAACAAGTCATCCGCATTTGTTTTTCCGCCTAAATCTGAAAGAAGCTCTTTGTTCGTTATAACGGAATTAACAACTTTTCTAAATTCTTCGCTGTTTCTATAGCCATAAACTAATGCTTTTGCTTTATCGTTTTCATTTCCGGATTGCATTAATTTATCTACATCTAAATTATAATCAAGCCATCCTTTATTATAGCGATCAATTAATCCACCGCCATATCCCCAGAAGCTAGCTTCTTTCCCAACGCCATTAGCTAAATACGTACCAGCATTGCGAAGATCTGCTTGAGATGCGAATCTTTTCATTGCAGCGTTGTAATTCTGTGGGGTGTATTCATCAATATATCCAACGATTTTATCTATCTGATTTTCAATATTACCTTTTGTAAATTGATCTGCTTTTTCTTTTGCATCGTCTACTGCTTTGGTCCAGTTATTTAAGTCTGCAATAGCGTCTTTTACAGAATCAGAAACAGCAGGAAATGCGTTTCCAAGGTTTCCCAAAGCAATAACAAGATTATCAGTGTTGGTTTCATTGTCGAGTTCTTTCCATGCTTTACCGGCTTTCTCGACTTCTGTTATTGCTTTGTTTATTGAACTCTCATCAGACTTAGTATACGAATAAGATTTTTGTATAGAAGACCATGCTTCTTGGCTTTCTCTTGCTTTTCTTTCATCTTCAGACTCTGGATTAAACAGGTTTGCAAAAGCGGAAATTCCGCCTGCTGTAATTAAACCAGCCGCTAATCCGAATACGGTACTGAGCGCTTTTATCACGGGATTGGTGTTAGCTATAGATGCAAGAGCAACACCAATACCAACGATTCCACCTGCAACAAGAGACATACCTTGTCCGATATCTCCTGCATTTGCGAACATCTGAAGGAATCCTGAAACGCTGTCTAAAATTCCAGTAACAGATCCGCCGTTAACCATGCTTTCAACAACAGAATCCCAGGAACTTCTTACAGTATCCATTGATGCAGCGAGACTCTGCATTGCAATTTCATACTTGGTTTGAGTGATTCCTTCAGAACCTTCCGCTAAGCCGAGATATTTATCGAGCGTCGCACCGCCATCTTCTGACATACCTTCCATTAAGGTAGAGAAGACGTTGGTTTGACGAGTTCCGGCTAAAGCATTCATGACGATGTTCTTCTGGGCGTCGCTTAAGTTCTGCCAAACCTTAGAAAGATCAGAAAGAACATCATAGGCTGAACGCATCTTGCCAATGGTTTTATCATCCCAAAGATCTACACCTACGGACTTCAGCGCAGCTTCAGCATCAGACGCAGTGGTCTTTTCACCGTTTTGATCGGCAGTGTATCCGGAGATACTAAGCCGTCTCATTCTGGAGAAAACAGTCTGAAGTGCAGTACCAACCTGTGTACCACTTAACTGAGTGTCGGAAGTACCAATGGTAAGCAAAGCTGTGAGTTCCGCATAAGATACACCCGCAACTTTAGCAGATGCAGCGGCTTTCTGCATACCTTTACCGATCTCAGCGGCGGTTGTTGCAGCACTGTCACCCAGCGCCACAAGAGCATCCATAGCCTGTTCCGCAGAAGGAACCAAGTCGTTCTGAAGAGCAGTGGTAATAATCTTTGTTGCTTCGGCGACGTTAAGCTTTGTAACTGTCGCAAATTTGATAATAGAGTCTGTACGAGAAGAAACTTCAGCGTCGCTTAAACCTTGACGATAAAGAGCCGCTTCAGTTGTTGCTACATTAGACACGGAAGTCCGAAGACCAATAGCTTTATTGACCGTCTGAGAACGAACGCCTTGCATTTCACTGTCGGATTTCAGTGTGATAGCTTGGATTTCATTCATCGAAGAATCAAACTCTTTAATAAAGCGTTTGGTTTCCTGAAGAGCTCGTTGGAAAAGCTGATGAGTAAGTCTATGAGCAAGATTGTTTACAACGTCGCCAACCTTGTTCATCATATCTTGCGTGGCAACTGAAACTTTAGTAGACTTTTGCTCTAAATCATCTAGTTGCGCAGATATCTCGTTGTATTCATCATCAGTGTAATATCCTTCTTCGTGCTTTTTCCCTATAATATCTCGGACAGATTGAATTTCGTCTTTTCGTGCCTCAACTCGCGTAGCAAGAGAGTTTTTGCTTTTCAGACCGTATTTCTCATATAATCCATTGACAGTTTTACGTCCGGCTTTTTCGTTTTGCTTTGTATACTCTTCGATCAGTTGCTGTTTGCTTTTTTCTGCCGCTTCAATATATTTATCTGTTTCTTCTATAGACTCTTCATATAATTTTTGCCAAATTGGATCTACTTTACCTTTTTCAAGACGAGTTCTCATAAGAGAAGAGAAACTTTTGGCATTTTCTATAGACTCATCATATTGGTTTATTTTTCGTTTTTGAGGCGTTAAAGCATTTTGCTGTTTGTCTAACTCGTCTGTCAAATTTTCTGAAAGTTCTTTTGCATAAAGAATAGATTTATTAGCAAAATCTTTTTGAATATTATCTTCGATTTTAAATCTGGCATTTGCAATTCCTTGACGCATTTCCTGTTTGTGGTCTTCGTCAAGCGTGCTTTCCTCCATGCGCTTTTCAAATTCACCAAGCGGTTTCGTTCGCTCAAGACTTTGATAATAAGATCTTCCCCAATATTTTTCTGCGAAAGATTTTGAATCATTTATCTTGTTTTCTTTGCCCTTCTGGAATCCCCAAAGCTCACTATTATATTCTTCAGCGTCAGACAGAAGCTGTTGATATTCTGTGCGCATTTCAATGGCTTTAAGATTTTCCTCGCGAGCTTGTTTTAATTTAGCTTGTTCTGCATAAAGTGCTTCTAACTCTTGTTCATCGGTTGATTTATTGTTCAAGCTTCCACGCTTTTTGATAAGGTTTTTATATTTTTCTAAACCTGATATCCTGTCTTCAGAGGCTTTTAGCTGAGAACCCTCATCTGCACTTCTAGCATAAATTTTTTCTGATTCAATTTCTTTGTCTATATCAGTATCTGCATCAACATGAAGAGTGTGTTCAAGAGTTTCAATTTCTCTATCTAAAAGTTGTTGTTTAACAGAAGCGCGTTTAACTTCTTTTTTATTACTTTTCTTTGCTTGGTATGATTTTGCTTTGCGTATTTTTTCTTCTTTTTCTTCAATTCTTTTATTAATATCTTCTTCTTTTTGAGCATATTCCAGTTTTTCTTTATCTTCTGGCAAGAGTTCTATAGTTGATGCTGTTGCATTGACAAAATTTTTATCATAATTTTCACCAAACACATGACGCAAACGATCTTGTGTCATGCCAAATGATCCAATTGCATTTCTTGCTGTAATAATACCATAATTTTTAGCTCTGGCTTCAGCTAAATCTTCAGCCGTCTTATATTCTTTTATTTCTCCTCTTTCGTTTGTGTATGTAAATTTACCAGAGGCGGGATTAAGATACTGCCTAGAATCAGCAATAAGTTCTTGCATTGCTTGTTCTTCCATGCTTTGAAGAGCTCTTGTCTCTTCTGGCGTCAACATTGCACGTTCTCCGGTTCCAAACTGAGGAAGCAACGAGCGCATGGTCTTCATTAATTTCTGTCTGGCAGGTCCGGCATCACCATATCCCATATGTTCCATGGCTTCACCAATGGCATCCATATACGTTGTGTCAACACCGCCGCTGCGATAAAGCTTATTTTGAGCAGCAACGCCGATTAAATGATTGGCCATGTATGCAGCAGGAAGATTTACATTGTCAACACCAAGCTCTCTAAGTGCCTTTAAATTTACATACTTTCCATTTTCTGCTTTGTAAATATCACTTTCAGACAATTCTTCAGGAATTTCATCTTCCTTCATAATGAATTTCTGAATGTTGTCAGAAAACTTTGTATATTCTTTTGCCAGTTTAAATGTTCCCCAAGCATCTGCATCTTTTATATCTGCCTCTTCGGCGCTTTTATTATGCGTTGTCCATGTATCATAATAATTAGCAAGACGTTGTGCTTCTTTGATGAACTGTTGATTTGATTGCTTGCTTAAATCAAGTTGCATTATTCGGATTCCAGATGCACCTGCGCCCATCGCTGCAGACATAGCAGCGCCTCTGTTTGCAAAATACGTTTGTTGAACAGCAGGATCTGCAAGCTCTTTTTTCGAATATTCAACAGTTTTTGACGGAACAGAAGCTTCTTCGAAATGTTGCGTTTTCAAAGTTTCTTCTACGCTTTTTCTTAATTCATCATCATATATAACTTTCGCTTGATCTGCATCATAATCTGCGCTCTGAAGCGGTTTTAAATGTTTATCAGAAACATATATTCCAGCATCTGTTGCAATTCCAAAGCCTTTATAAATAGGTTCGGCAGCAGCAGCAACATTTTTTGCATGAACCATGTTTCCATAACCAGTAGGAGAACGAATTACGGCTACATGATCTTTTTCTTTGTGAGCAAAATCCAAAACGGTGTTTTCATCTGGAACAATCATGTTTGAAATTTGTTCGTCTGTATATTTTTCTGATTCATTTCCTAAATATTCTCTTGCTTTTGCGATTGTTTCCGGTAAAACCTTACCGTCTTTTATTCCGCCGTGGGACATAAGATATGAAGCTAAGGGGCTTGCCGCAAGTCGCATATCGGCAATGCCGCTATCTTCTCCAAAGTTTATGTATTCTCCACCGACAATTCGATTCATTAATGACTGTTTATAGTTATCAACTCTACGTTTCGCCATTTCTGTGTTAAGCAACTGTGGATCTTCTTTTACCTTTCTGCTTAACCAGTCATTATCGTTTCCAAACACATACTTCAGTTGGCCAGACTCTGTTTCAAGTTCTCTCATTCGCGCCATAGCCAATTCGATTTGTCTATCACGCACCGCTGGATTAAAATTAATAAACGAGGCCATTTGTGTGCCAATTTTATCAGACGAAATATCTTCTTTTGAATAGTTTGCAACCATTCCAATTCCGTAGCGTCTGGCAAGAGCTGTTGCTATTTCACTTGACCTCTCTCCGGAATAGAAATTACCATTTTCGTCCTTATACGCTCCTTGGTTTTTGATAGCGTCAAGAGGAATAATCATATCGTATCCGGAAACATCGAACATTTTTCCGTCTGGACCACGCATCATAACATGTCCATTGGCATCTGCAATTCCAGATTTTGATCCAAAATCACCAACGTTTTTCCCGTCAAAAACAAAAACGGAACCTTTGCCTCCAACGCCAAAACGAATTTGTCCAGAATCTGCTATCATTCTATTTGAAGCCCAAGTTGCACCATCGCCTGCACCTTGAAAATCAACAACTGCAACCTTTTTCTTTGAGAGATCAAGACCAACATCAGACGATGGAGTCCATGCCTTATTAAGCATTTCAAAATGCTTACCCCAGTCTTTAGCTGTTATTGGCGTTTCTGAAGAATTTATTTTGCGTTGAATTTCTGCGTCGTTGAAGCCGCCCCAATATGTTCCGTTAATCTTTCTTGTTCTAGCCCACGCATTTTCCTGTTCAGCAACACGATCATAAGCAGATTTTTCAATCATTCTTATAACTTGATCGTCGCCTTTGCCGTGTGTGCTTTGTGCAATATACTGTTTACCATTTATTGTTTTTCCATTTCGATACAAATCCAACAACTGTTCTTCTTGCTTTTTATCTTTTGGATCATATCCTGCAAGAGAAATCAAAGCTATTGTATCAGATACATCGTCATTGTTTTTCCATTTGCCGCGCCCAAGAAGTCTTGTATTATGACTTTCACTTATCATAACTTCCTGAGGAGACACTTCTTTTCCGTTATCCTTTTTTAAAAACGGTGAATATTTTGTAACGACATACTCGTCTATTGCTCTTCTGCCTTCGTTGCGAATTTGTGTATATCTATTAGACCCGGTTTTTGCAGACCAAAAATGTGGATTTTCATATTTTTCTATGTCATGCATACCAGTCATAGTTTCGCCGGAAGTAGAAGAAGTTAATCTTGATACAAGCTTATCTGTATCTGCTTTGATAGATGAATATGGGCTAATTTTTCCTTTTCCGTAGCCTGAAACTCGCGTAATTAATTCATCGTACAAAGCTCCACGATAATTTTCCCATTCTTGTCTGCTTATTTCTTTTTTTGTTTCAAGAATGCCTCGACTATTTCTTCGACCAATGCCAGATTCAATAGCTGCTTTTGCCATTATTGGACGTGTAGCTAACATCTGATTTAATTCTTTTATGGCTTCTTGACTTAAAACCATTTCGCCTTGTTCGGCGTTGTAGCTGCGTTTTTCATATCCTTTATTCTGATAAGCAGAACGATAAGACTGTGGAAATAAATCAAGTATATTTCCTTTTGCTAATGCTGTTGCTTCGTTCTGAAGTACAGATCCATATCGCTTTATTTGATACCCATTTAATCTATTGGCAGGAACTATATGAGGAATCATATCCTCTATAAGTTGTTTTAATTGATTTTGCGACATTTGAGACTTCAAATGTTTTGAAGCAACAGCCTTTATTTCTGGATCTTGAATTGCCTGCGAAGCAATTTCTGTTTGAGTTCTTCCTGTAAATAATTTGCTTCCTCCAGAAATAGAACTTGTTCTTGTTTTTATGATTGACGCAACCTTTGGCATAACAGAATCAAGCTCTTTTTGAACTGCACTTGGAAGACCACCAAACCATGACTTTGCCAAAGAAACGCTAAAATCTCCTCGACCAGTTTGAAGAGATCTCATTGTGTTTAATTCAGATACATCGTTTGAAATGCTTTTTTCTAACGAGCTGCGCTCTGTATCAGATTTATATTTTCCAGCTTGAAGTCTTTCAAGTTTTTCGGAAAGAGAAGTTGCAACAGATGCAGTTCTTTCCAAAGAATTATCTAAAATTTTACTAACGTTTGGCATATCGGTAATACTGTCTTTCAACTCACCTATGCCATCTTTAATAGCCTTGACTTGATTTATTGCGTTGCCAAAGTCCATATCTGCAGAGATTTTAAACTTAATTTCATCCCAGGCCATACTAACGCCTCCTAAAATTTTTATTAATTTATGGTCAACAGCGTCTGCTGATTCTTACGAATTTGACATATCCCTTCTCTTGTTGTATCTTGTTTAAAAGGAGGGATTAAAATGGAAAAGAAAAATATAAAATCTGATCCTGACTTCGAACCACAGTGGTTGAAAGATGCCGCAAAAAGTATGCTAAAAGGACCTAAAGAGTCAAACGGCGACGAAGATCAGGACGATCTTATGGAACTAATCGACAACAATGAAGACGACCAGTTGTAAGAAAATAGGGGAGTGCCAGCAAAAGGCACTCCCCATTAATCATTCCTGAAGTTCGTGATTCGTTTTCATGAACTCAGTCACCTGTTTGATAAAATCAGTTTCTTCTTGCAACATCGCAGGCTCAACCTGTGTAGTAATCAGATCGTAAAGCCAGTTTAGCACATAAGGCTTATTTGAGTTGACAGTGTTTCGTTTTTCAACCTCAAGCTTTAAAACTTCAAGAACATCCTCTGGTTTAACTTTGGCATCTGAGATTTCATTGAAGTACAGTTCATTATCATCGAGAATACTTCTCCACATAGGTTCCACATAGCACAGTCCATTATCAGCCTGAGTAATAGTTAAATCCTTTGCTTTCTCGATATATTCTCCGTAAAGCATATTAATCTTCCTCCGATTTGCCCTTAAGGGTTACAAAGTTCTTTGTTTGACCAAACAATAAATTTTCAGTTGAAGCATATGCTTCATCAACATCTATTCTGCCGTATTGATTATGCCAATAGGTTACAGTTGCGTCTTGCGGAAGATTTTTCAATAACTTGATTAATTCTTTGACTGTCATTGAACTCACCTCAAAACTACAGCGCCGGAATAGTCATATCCGCCATTATTCAAGTAGTAACCTTCGTCATATTCAACCTCGTCTATTTCCTGAAGATCATTTACCACTGGAAGATCCATAGGATATTCTTCCAGTTCTCTGATTAATTCGCGTACTGTCATCTTGAACCACGCTTCTTATTCTTGCCGAACAAATGCGGCTTCTCTTCTGGAACGACACCTAATACACGCTGAGGTTCTTTCTTTTTCTCTTCGAAAACATTTACTTCAGCAATTGTTTTTGGTTCTTCAACAGGTTCTTCTACTAATTCTACCTTAGATTCTTCCTTTGGTTCTTCAACCGGAATAACAATCAGAGGTTCCCATTTATAAGGATTTGGGAGGTTCATTTTAGCAATTTCACGAACATAATTAATCATGCGCTGTTTAGAAATGTTTCCATCGATAGTTTTATTTTTCCACTTAACGTAGCATATTTTTGCCTTACTGTATAATTCTTTAGCATTCTCATCTTCAAATGGTGCTTCTTCAGTGCAACCAATCCAGTTTTTAGCGGCGACATTAAAAGCGCTTTCATCAAGACTTGACGCAGCTATAACTTTTTCATATAACTCATAACTATTCATAATAACAATCTCCTTTTATTTTAAGAAATCTTCGAACCAGCTTATATCTCCAAGAACCTTTTCTGCAGCTTCTTTCTGGTTGCTTCCTGCTTCGATAATAGTCATAGAACCAGGCATATGCAGTAAGGTGGATGCGCTGTTTCTTGTACTCGGCTTAGACAACGGATTAGCTTGGGCTATAATATTGTTAATGGCTTCTCCGCCCTTCTTGTCGAAGACAGTCTTGCCATACATATTGGAAACAGACTCAAAGTTAATCCTTTTCCCAAGTGCTTCCAAAACGCTTTGGAAAAACACATACGACATATTATTTATTTTGTTTTCATCAATTTCGCCCAGGTGGGCAGCAATAGCAGCAACAGCTTCATCTAAGCTCAGCGCTTCGCTTGCGCCTGGGCTTCCCTGTTTTTTCTTGCTTGTTCTTCTTTTTCGTCTATGTGATTAATCCGACCGATGATTTTACAAATCCTGTCAATTGTATCGGCGTCAAATTCGTCATAGTTGTCACGAACAAAAGTAGAGTCGTCAAAAACAGAAACAAGGAAATCATATAAAAGCTGATCTGCGTCTCGTGTAGGATCAAGTGTACCCTTGCCGTAAGTCAGCAACTCGTGAAGCGGAACAGCCTTAATAATCCCGTAAGCTGAAGCAGCTTTATTTCTGAAGTACTTCAGCTTTGTAGGCTTAATTTCAATTTTATTACCGTTCACAATGACGCAATTTTCTTCTATAAAGTCTGACGGCTTCTCTTCTTTTTCCGGAGAAGCTTCCGGGGTAGTCTCAACTTTTTTGCTTTCTTCCGGCGTATCTTCTATTAACTTAACCTGTTCAGGCTTCGTTTTCTTCAAAGAAGATTCGTCAGGCGTTACATCCAATTTCGGCATCTCTTCTGGTGCCGTTTCTTTAATTGGCGTTTCGTGTGGTATTCTTGGCATTTCCTTCAATCCTTTCAAAATAAAAAAGGGGATACTGCAAGGTTTGCAGTATCCCCTGAGAGATTAACTAACTGAAAACCTTTATATAAAAAACCTTACGTTAGTAATCTAAGCTTACTTCTTGTAGTAAGCGGTGCTGTAGCAGCCTTCGTCGTTACGCTTCGCATCCAGAGCCTGAAGCTCGAAAGTGAAGGTCGCAGCGCTCTTGTAAGAAGTGTCCATACCAGGAATCTGAGTGATACGAGCACGGAACACACGAACGATGTAGTACCCGATGATGTCGGACTGGCTGCAGTCGTCGCCAGAACCGTACACGGGCCACACACAGCTCGCTTCGCCGATGGCGGATTCCTTGTTCGTAACGATCAGTTCCTTAACTTCCTTGGTATACTTGTAGATAACATCAACAAAGTCGATATCATCATCAGCAGAGAAGGTGATCTTCTTGCCGTTCACAAGATACTTACCAGCGGTGATCGTGCCACTTCCAGTAACCTCTTCCAGACCAGCAATAAAAATGGTGCCAGCGATAGGAGTCTGCAGAAGCTCAATCTGATGATTTTCGTCAGGCTCATGCCGTTCCTTTGTATCCATCTGGTAGTTGCTGTTGATCTGATACTGACCAGCTTCAGTCTTGTTCGCCATGGAGAACAGGTCCGTGTCAAACTGAGCGGAAGTGAAGCTCATGGTGAAGGTAGAAGCACCAGGCAGAACAGCCAGAGGGAACAGAGACCAACCACCAGTGATGTCAGTCGTCTGAATGTCGGCACTCACGGTCGCGCTGGACAGCTCATCAAAAGAGTAGGCATGGCCATCGCAACGACGAAAGATAACTTTCGGTACGTCAGCGACGTAACCTTTTAATTGCTCGTTATAGGTCGCCATAGTAAATGACCTCTTTCTAAATTATATTTATAACAAACACTACCTCAGAGCTTCCCCTCACTTCGGCTGCGTTGTTATATCAACAGAGGCCTTCAAATACCCTTTGACCCAAAATTTATAAAAGCCGCCTTGTGTCATGGCGGCGTTACTTTAGTAAACTTTCATATATTTAAGAGCGATGGTTTTTCTTGAATATCCGGCTACTCTGGTTCCCATGTCCCAGTCTCCTGCAATCCAGAACCTGTAACCAGTATCAGCAACGTATCTTTGTCCTGTTAGAATTTTGAATAATCTGTCAGCAATAAGATCCGTTCTAAGTCTCAGTCTGTCATCGCCAATGTTATGAAGTTCACTTTGTTTTACGTAAATATCAAACACCAACATACTTCTTAGTACGTTTGGAGCCTTCGTTTCTGAACCTTGAATATCTGAATAAATAATTCTGCATGGTTCATCTGTTAAAAGTTTGTTTGTAAATCCAGCTTTAATAAAGTACTTATCAATAAACTGAAGAATTGTTGTTTTAGGAGGAATTTTCATTAAAGTTCTTAATTCAGTGTCAGGCCAGATAATATTTCTAATGATTGTGTTCCAGTTATCAACCCAACCCATCATGATAAACCACCTCCTAAATTTAATTTTTCTATGATTTCTTTTTTTGCTTGTGAAGCAATTTCTTCCAAAGAAGGAAGACCGTTTATAGTAAGTTTTACTTTAAGAGAATCAATAACTTCTTGTGTTGCTATTGATTCATCTTCGTTGTCGCTGAATTCTCCTGCTATTTTTGAATATTCGCTTTTTGCTAAATTAGTCAAAAAAGATTCAACATCAGATATGGAATCTCCATGCAATAAAGATTGAATATGAGATTCTATTTCTTCTGGGAGGAGTGTAGATATCATTTTTTTTGTATTGTCTTCTGCATAACTAGACGCTTCAGAACCTTCTGTAAAAATACCTCCGGTTACAGCGGCTTTGGATTGTCTCGTTCCGCCCTGTGGCAGTTCGATAGCCCCTCCGGTCACTTCTGGTGCTGGCAATCCTTCTTCCATAATCGTTCTCCACGGTTCGTTTTCAGATGTGATTTCATACGACACGCTAAACGTATAGTTATTCATAGCCATGTAAACCACCAGCAGCTCTCTTAGCCTGAAGTTTGATTGTTCCGTATGTGCTTGTAATATCTACACCTACATAGTTAACATCAACAATTTCATATGTTGCGTTCTGCCAGTCGAAGAAATCTCCGATTTTAATCTTCTTTGTTTCTTCGTTATATTGAACGGTCATTAACGTTACAATACCGGCGATAGTACCAGGCGTACCTGAAACGGAAACATATTCCGGACGTCCGTCATATCGATAGGCGTTCGCAGGAATTGATTTGCAAATAGTGGTTTTGTGCTCGTTGCGCTCTTTGGCGTACTTTGATCCGCTGAGAACAAAACCGTCTTCGCTGATAAGATACCCTTCATCATCTACTTCAGCATCTACATACTGATAAACTTCAAGATATAAGTTGCACCGAAGTGCACGGGAAGGAATGTTGTTTGATTCTTTGTGCCCGTTCCAGTCTAAAATATAGATTGTCTGATCCGGCTCAATGACCATATCTCCCTTACGTATCCCGCTTGTCAGAGAACATCTTATGTTCATGTTGTTATCAGTGTTTTCATATCTGCTCTTAGTAGCGTCCGGATATAATTCACCGCGAATATACGTAGGCTCATACGTCTCTTCAAACTTGTCATACCAGTTGTGGAGTAATTCAAAGTCCATTACGGTGTTTGGAATATCCTGGTTCAAAAAAGTATCAAAGTCAGCAGCCAGTGTCTTAGGAACCCTGAACCGCTTGGTAGTACCTTGCGGTACATAAGGAATAGACATAGGCTCACCTTCTTTATTTCATTGTTCTGGATATAAACTCTCCGATAGACATGCTGTTTGCCTTTACCCCGTGGCAGGATAAGTTATTCGGAAGTCTCTTGATGGCATTAGCCTGATCCAGAAGCTTATGCCGTATCTTGTTAAATCTTTCAGTAAGTTCAGGCGTCCAATCCTGCTTTTGTTTATTTCCTGAGAAATAATAGAACGCATCTTCAATGTCCATTAAGATGCGTTTCAATTCAAGGTTTAACATTTCGGTATAATCAAGAAAATCGTATTCTTTCTCGACAACCGTCTCAAGGTTTTTGTTTTTATACTCGATTGTCACTTTAAACTCACTCATTTACCTTCACCCTTAGGTCTCGTTTGCATCACGAGCCATCATTTTATGGAACACACGAATACGTTCACGTTCAAGTTCGTCCAGTTCCTGTTGAATAGATTTATATCCTTCTTTAGCTCCGGTTACGGATAAAGCATCCGTCGTGTAGCTTATAGCTCCATCGCCTGAGTTTTCTCCATAAATCATCTTTGCATATCTCATTTTTGCAAGGATAAAAATATATTCTTCCTGAACGATGTCGAAATCATAATCATAAACAAGAACGTTTTCTTCGGTAGTAGTAAACAATGTTCGGTCGTATTCAGATGGGTGATTCACATCGACAAAGAATTTCTTGATAGCCTGGACGACACATTTAACATATCCGCTGGTTGTAATAGGATATCGCGTCTCCCGAAATGCATTTTCGTCTTTAAGATCCTCAGCCATTGATCCTATGTCGAACATATAAACCACTCCTTTCTGAATTATTCTTCGCTTACTTCTTCATCGAGAAGATCGCGATTTGGCATCTTGGAACTCAGAATCTTCAGCTTGCTTGCAGGAAGATCCATTTTTTTCCCAACTTCCCAGATTTCATGCAGTTCAACCGGATCTTCAATACCGCTGATCCATGCCTTGAACGCATTAAGCGACTTTTTGAGGTTGGCCTCAATTTCCTTGGCTTCATGATGAACCTCTGCAGATTGGTCAGTAAAGCCACCAATGTCTTCCAGCGTCAAAGGCTTTCCGTCATTGGATTCAATAACAAGCATTCCGCTTGAAAAATATTTTTTACGATTGCAAATGCCTTCAATATATAAGACATCATTAACGGCCAGACTCACAGGAGCGTTCCCGGCTTTAATATTAATAGACTGTTGGCCGTTGCTTACGTAAACACCAATATCATGTTTACATCTGTTGTAAACGCGAACTCTAGTATCTCCATTCATTTTCCTTCAGACCTTTCATAAAAATAAGGAGCGGGGCCGTAAAGAGCCCCGCTCCGTTTTGTTTCGATTAGTTCAGTTCATACGCACCGAGGGTCGGAACACTGCCGACGACAAACGCAGCACCGAAGCGCTGGGTCAGTTCGGTCTCGAAGGTATGATCATCAATCGTCTGCTGAGTCATGCTGTAGGTGCCGCCCTCATTCAGAACCTTCAGGTTCTTCTGATCGTTGGACACACCAGCAGAGATAATGTAAATCCAGTCAGGATTCAGGATGGGAGTAGTCTTGCCATCTTCGTAAGCGTTCACCATGGATACCACGCTGGCGCCATTGTAACGTCCGAGATAGCCATTGTTGTTCTTCTCATCGATCATGCTTCCGCTGTACTGTACGCTGTTGACGTTCACAGGAGCTCCAGCCAGGTTGAACAGACCTTCAACAGCAGCGGCATCGCCAACCAGAGACACATTGCCCAGCCTCTTGAAGTACTGCAGCTGCGCATCCAGCGTAGCCTTTACAATACCCGTGCCAGTCCCATAGAAGGGAGAAGTATAATTAACGATAGCGTTATGCAGAACCTGCTCCACATACTTCAGCTTCAGCATCGTGAATTCCTTGTTCGCATCACGAATCAGGTCGGGCATATTGATACGGCCCATGCGCAGATCCCAGATGTTGATCGCAGGACGGGATGCGATTTCGAAAGTATTGATAGAGAATTGACGGTCAGTCACATAGCTCCTGGCCGTGGTAGCACCAGTAGCCTGAATAAAGGCCTTGATGCCAGCGGTCTTCATACGGTACATGGGCCTGTCGCCCAGAGCAACATTGCGCACATCAGCAAAAGTCTCGATGAAGTTCAGAGAATTCTGCTGCAGTTCATTAACAGTGAACGCAATGATCTGACCAATTTCATGCTGGTGCTGAGGAGACATATCCTGAGCCAGCTCGTTGACGATATTCGCGGCTTCCTCGACCTTGTCGGAGTCAACGCGTTCGTTCCGGACCTGAGCAGCCATTACTTTAATAAGCTTGCTGTCCTTATCCACTTTAATTTCAGCCATTGTCATTCACCTCCTTAACCAATAGTACCGTCCGCCTTCAGGCTGTAGGCAGTGCCCACAGCAGGCGTTCCGGTTACGCAAGTCGTAACAAACTCGTCACCCAGCAGGAGAGCATGAGCCCTCATCAGCTCGCCAACGGGCTGCACGTAATTGCGCTTGTCATATTCCTGATAATCTTCCACGTTGAATTGGAAACTGTTCTCAACGAGGAAATGACGCTTACCGATTTCCTGAACCTGGAAACGATAAGCAGTAACACCACCAAAGATATCCGTAACTTCCATGCACAGGAACTTGGCGTTTGCATCAGCAGCGGGCAGAACCAGCTTACCAGCATCAGCACCAGTTCCCTGATCCATAATCAGACCATTCGGAACGGGATTGGCGGCACCGTTTTTCAGGGTGCCTTCAAAAACATAGCCCTGAAGTTTGGTCATGTAGCCAGCCATAGCTATTCATTCCTTTCAGAAAAATAATAAAATCTGCTTAAGCCTTCTCAAGCAGACTGTAGGACGTCCTCTTGGGTTCCTTTTCAAGCAGAGAGTACTTACCCTTTGCACTGATTTCGCCCATGAAGGGATTAATTTCTGCTGTAACCTGTTTTGCTTCGGCATTAACCTTCTGCTCTTTCAGTTCAGCAATTTCAGACTTCAGAGAGTTGACCATTTCCATAAGCTCAGCGATCATCTGCTCTGCAGTCTTCTTTTGTTCAACGTTGATGACGGGGGGATCTTCTACGGTTTCTTCTTCGTCTTTTCCGCCTTCTCCACCTTCTCCGCCTTCTCCGGGCGTGTCTCCGGTTGTAGAATCTCCGGTGTTATCTCCGGCAGGAGGATCTCCAGCAGGAGTATCACCGTCAGCTTCCGCAATCTCGGCTTCCGCAACGTGAACACCGTCAACTGATTCCACCAGTTCGCCGTCAGTCACATTCGTGCTTTCGGTGGAGATGGTAACAGTCTGACGAACTTCTTTTCCGCTTTCAGTATCAAAAGCTACCTGAGTATGACTTTCGTCATGGAACTCACGAACAACGACTTCAGCGGTTTCTTCTTCGGCCTTTTCTTTCTTTTCTTTGCAGGCCGCGTCAACTTCAGAGGTTTCCTCTTTAGTTTCTTCAACTTCAGCCACTTCAGGCTGAGCGGCTTCGGTTTCAACAACTTCAGCCTTGTTTTCGACTTCTGCCATTTCACTCTCGCCTCCTTTGGCTTCATCTGCTTTCTGTGCCACTAATTCAAGCGCCACAGCGTCTTCGCAGGCTGGATAGGTCACAATGGCTGTGCCTTCCAAATAATTGTTTTCAGACGCATCAATCAGAATCGTATTGTCATCAAGTTCTTCATACTCGCCAACGGCAAGCTCAAAAGAAAACTTAAGAGCGCCATCCGCAAATAATTCAGATATAGCCTTGCTAAGCTTTTTATTTCGCTTAGGAATTCTGGCATATCCGATAAGTGCGCATGACTCACCGTTAACCTGTTTTTCAAACTTGTAGAACGAACCGATTTGCGTTGAATGGAATTCGCCTGTTTTTTCGTCATACAGATGACCAAGGCGATTGTAACTTCCGCTGATCAATGCCTTTTTATCAGCATACAGCGGCAGCCCAACATACCGCGTCTCATTACCGACAATCTCATCGATGAACGCTTCGGTAACTCGTGCTCCGTTAAGATTAGCCTCAGGAGCTTCGCAGATGCGAGCTTTTACAGTCATGAATACATCAGACTGCTGTATTTCGGAGATGACAGAAGCAAATGTGATTTTGCCCATAACCATTCTCCCTTTGCTTGCGTTCAGTGGGGGAAGACAAAGAGCGCAAGGCTAATCTATGGTGAAACACTCTGTAAGAGTGTGACCATCAAAAAAAGCTGGGACTTACACGCAAAGGATGCCCAGCGACTATCAAGGTGCGCATTGCACAAAACGTTACAAAAAAATAAATAGGTGGCCGTTTGCAAGAGGCGCTGATAGAACTATAGAACTGTCTTCGGCTTTAGCGGGCCGTAACCGCATCCAACGTTGCCTTAAGGCGCAACAACCTTATAACTCTCACGGTTTATTTAAAGTCGCCCGTAGTTACGACTGCCCGTCCATACTTCCTTCCGGATTGGATGGCTTCGGCATCTTGCCTCTGACTGCAGCTTCAGGATCGGACGTTCTATCAGAATCGTCTACGGTTGGACGTCCAACGTCCTTACTACTACTGACTGAAGTTTGTTCTCTTGGAAGCATAGCTTCGTCTGTTCCGTCAGACTTTTCTTTTTCTCTCTTCGTCCGTTCAATCTCAAGTGAGTATCCCTGAGTCTTGATCATGCTGTCAGTAGAAATAACACCCTTCTCCCATAATTCAACAGCCTTTTCCCTTAAAGCTTTTTTACCTTCCATGGATAAAGGCTGGAAATGGAATTCCGGCGTCTCTTTTAAGTTGTATGTTCCGGGAATGCTTTCGGCAAGACGAACGTTGATCTGTGTCATCATGTCGCAGAACTCATCACGAATTGCATTGATTCTGGCTTCCGCTGTCTGAGTAGATACCTGAGCCGACGCAAATGTAGAACCGTCTTCTGAAACACCCGTAACCAGTACTCCGCTGATTCCTCCGGCTGCAAGAATATCGTTGTTCACATTTCTGTATTTGTCCCACTGGAAAAGATCGTCCATGTCAAACTGAATGGTGGTTGCTTTTGCCAGATGGTTTGTAACAGCAAGGGGAGTACCGCTCATAGCGGAAAGGAATATTTTACGGACATCAGCCAACTGAGGCTTGTCCGGAAGAATATCATTTACTTTGGAGCTTTCTCCGTATTGAACATGAACAAAACTTCTCTTGCCAATGTTCAGCATTGCGTCTTCATAGCTGGAAATCAACTCTTTCTTGGCTAAAGGCCGAAGAGCAGACGCAATAAAAGGAATAGCGTATCTCTGCCAGCTTTCTTTTGATCCCTGTAAAACAAAAGTATTGGCAGGATCAAGCTGTGCATACTGCTTATTATTTCTGACCGCATCCTGTATCTCTTTCGGATAACCCTTTAAGATGTAGTCGTTCTGACTGTCCTTCGCAAATTTCTCGTTAATGCTGTAAGGCTTCATCTGAATTTCAGTGAGAATGCTCTGGCAGTCATATTCAACAATGGGAGTCCCGTTGAACATGGTGTTACCAATTCGCCATTTGTTGACAGGAAGGGTAATAAGATCTCCGTCTTTCAAGTAGCAGCAAACGTTGTTATACTTCCAGATTTCCAGCATAATTGCGTCTATCTTTTCTCTCAGGCGCATCCGTTTGTACTGCTCTTCATATAAAGCGTATGTTTTTTCTTTGGACCCTGTAAGATACCAACCGGAGCAGGTAGAGAAGGGAACATACACATGCTTTATAATTCCATGAACGATAGGATCGGAGTCTGTATAATAATCAGCCAGCTGATAAAAGCTTTGAATGTTTGTTTGCTTGTCTCTTAAGATAGCAACATAATCATAATCGGAAAGTTCGCCGCTGAATGTAAAGTTGGAATTGGAAAAGCTTTGAATGGTGTCCATATCCTGCTCTTTTCCTGCACCTACAACGACGTTGTTCTTCTGAGGCTGAACCGTCTCAGAAACCGTATTGCGGTTGAATAACCGATCAAGAAATCCCACGGGACTCAGCCCCTTTCTTAAAATTTTCCGAATGATCTGGCAATACGTTTGGATTCGAAATCATCGAATCCTCCCGTTATTCCCACACAGACAGGGCCACGCTTATGTAAACGCATACTCTCTTTCTCCAGCTCGCATATATAGTCGTTTGCCATCGCCAGAGAAGAGTATCTATCCTTATGCTGTGTTGCCTTGGGAACATCGTAGGTTTTATTGCCGGAAGCAGAAGTCTTCTCGACAATGTTGCCCATCTCAAACTGAAGAGCGTCCGCTTCTATAAAGTTGGCAAACTCTTCATCAGACATACGCTTCGAATCATCATCTATCTGAATCTGCTTGTCTCTCATGATTCTACTGTTCATAGGAAGTTCGATTGTATGCTTTTCGAGGGCTACACGTAAATTTGTATAAATGCGCTGGTTCAATTGGTTCACAGCCCGGAAAGGATGTAAAACCTGTTCAGCGTCAGGATTTATTAAAGGCATGTCATCTACGACAAGAGGAGGAAACTCTTTTCCCGATAATGGGTCAATCCATTCCTTGTCAAAGAATCGGTCAAAACTGTCACCGATTCCTCTGGCGTCGTAGATAATCTTTTCCGTATTCGGAAATTTAAGATGGTAGTATCTTCTGACTTCCTCTGCCAGAAAGTCCAACGGTTTACCGTTATAGCTTCGGATATGAACCAGCTTCTTGGCAAAAGAACCGTCTGACCGTTCTGTAAACTTCTCAACGGTAAGGATGGAGTTATCCGATCCTTTCGCCTGAGAAGTTGCAATATCCAGACAGATAACGTATCTGGATTTGGAATTCTTCGGCTGTTCCATTTCGATCTGTTCCAGCGTTCTGCATGGAGTTGTAAGATCGAAAGGAAACGCCGAATTGGAATTGGCTCCTACAAACTTGGAACCGTATTCCATCTGAAAGATAAGATCCGGCATTCGTTCCTTTTCTTTCATAAAGAAGTCCATATCCGTAATGCCATTGGCAGCAGCGGAACGATAATCCAGCGTACAGCAGAAGGCTGTTCTGTCGCCTCTTGCCATACGGGATAAGTCCTTCATAAAGTTGTCGTAGTATTGGTTCGATTTCTCGCAAGCCGATGTGATTGTTATCGTCTTGGAAGGGAAGTCTTTAAAACCATAGTTGAAACAAACTTCTCTTGTTGTGTTTCTGATAGGAGAAACAACAGCCTCCAGTACTTCCTGATCCACGTCCAGAGCTTCGTCCACGATGATTACTTTCGCACGAATACCACGAGCAGAGTCAATAGACGCAGACATAAGCTTACTGCCGTTTTTCAAAGTACAGGTTGAACTGTCTTTGGAAACCTGAACCAAACTTTTTGAATTCGCCGCCAGAATTTCATTGGCGATGTTTGGGTTTTGTTCAGCTAATAATTTAAGTTTGCTTAACGCTAACGTTGCCTGCTTTGCCGTTGCGGAAACGATCAAAACAGTAGTCCCAGGATACAGGACTCCAATTGAAAAACCGGCTAAAGAAGCCAGCCACGTCTTACCGTAACCACGGGAACAGGTATCCTTTGAGTCTATGCAATTGCCCATTTGCCGAAGCATTACGTGTTGCGTTCTTGTAAGCTTGATCGGAGGGAAGGCATCTTCCACGAAGATGTCTAAGTGGGATCTGTAGAACATTAACTGTTCTTCCATTGTGTCCCAGTCGGTGATTACACCCTGTCTTGGCATCATATAACCACCGCCTTAGTTTCCAAGATCAAGCGATTCAACAATATACCTAAACTCATTTATGGTTTTGTCTACGTCATCCTTGGGCCATTCTATTTTTCTTTGCATGGGATGACCGTTGGATTCACAGTAGAATGAAATTTCAGACCATGAACCAAGACCACCCTTATCGCCGGGTTTACGTTTACATGCTGCAAAGTTACCCGTCTTCATCAGAAGGTCGTATTGGGCAATGGCATCCTTAACATCCTGCAAGGAGCATCTGCCTGTCATATAGTCGTTTTGAACTTTATCCACCAACAAAGAGGCTTTGGCTAATTTCTTAGCGTTGTCTCTTAAAGAGGTGTCTGAAAGTTCAAAGTCCTGTTCAAGACCTTTGTAGTAGTTTTCAAGGTATTCAAGCTCTGCTGGTTTAAATTCACCGTTGAAGAACTCATTATAAGTTTTAAGATCCTTGTTTTTCGGCTTGGACGCATCCAGCTCGACAATCTTACCAGCTTCCTTTGCTTCTTCGTAATTGTTGGCATTTGGATCTTGAGAATGATCTTCAAACTTATAGTTCTGAGTTAGACGAAAAAGATCAGGCATAATAGAGCAAGCGATGCTCTCAAGCAAAATGTTTCTTCTGTCATCGTTTGACTTTTGATAAACAGTAGAACTGGCGGCCTGAACCTCCGCTTTCTTCATGGCGTTTTCCCATACGTTTTCTTTCCACTCCCGGTTATTCTCCCAGAAGTATTTCCGCATCTCGTCTTTTGTGCGGATCTTTGCCAGACATTGTTTACACCATGCGTCTTTTCGACCATTATCATGCCAGTCTTTGTTGGAAAAGAAGTTGGATAAAAGTTTTGTCTGTCCGCAGTGAAGACACATACGGGTCTGCGCCGGTGGCTTTCCTTTTTTCGGTTTTGATAATACGTACATATTATCACTCCTGCAGTACGTTCATAACATCTTCCTCGCAAATAGTCTTCTTCTCGGCTGCGGAAAGCTCGGACTCTTTTACCGATATATATCCTTTTTCAATTGGAAGCATGTCAATTTGTTTGTGAATTCTCTCGTTTCTGACCTGGTTATAGAATTCAGCCAACGCTATAAATAACTCAGGTGTTTTAGTGTATTTATAACGTACTACAGGATACTTATTGTCTTTCTTAGCATAAGCGTAAGAGATCCCCTTATCTTCCAGAAACTGTACCTCACGTCTCCATTGGGTAGAGTACTCTTTATCAAATGCCTGCTTAGGGATGTCATTCATATTTATCACTCCATGTAATCTTATTTGGGAGTCTTTCTCCTTTACGGTCACTTTCGGAAGACACGCTAAAAAAAGATAAGAAACGATCAGCATTTCCTTAGAGAGATTTGCGAATCGTTTCTTTTTCTTTTGGTGTTGTGGGAAGAGATTTGAATTTGGTTATGGATAGGAATTGGAAGGAGAGGGGAGTCGATTTGGAGAGGGATGGATTCAAAGAGGGGATTTGGAAGGGAACATATATGAACTCTTTGAACACGTTGAAAACTTTTCAGCGTAAATTCGGGGATGCACCCGTGCCTCGAATGAGTTCAGCGGCTAATGCGGGTTGTCCAGCCAACCGAATAGCACACGATACGTGCAAGAAAAAATGTAGAAGGAGACAAAACATGATTTATCTTATAGCTTTTGTTGTTTTACTGATAATTGTTGCTCCAGATGTAGTGAAATACTACATCGAATATTACAAACAATAGACGAAAAATCGACATGGACGTCTTATCAACTTAAAGGAGGAATAACAATCATGTATTTTATCTCTTACACACCACATATTAGCATCCCGTATGAAGCAAAAACATTCGGGTCTCTTGTAACAGAAGGGAAAAGAATCACGATTAAATTCGCGGTTCTTGAAGACGCTTTAATGGCTGCAGGAGCAGTTAAGAAAGCCTGTTGCCACGACGTGTTCGTATCCTCTGAAGAGGATACAGAATCTCGGTACATAATACCGAAAAGGTATCGTGAATAAGGTTCAGTAAAGGAGCCGGCCTTGTGTCGGCTCTTTAATTGAGTCTTATTGACTCAAATATTTGGGTAGCGGCCTACGCTGGAGGTGCATCATGATCAATATCGTTATGTCTAAAGCTCAGGTACTTCGTGTAACAGAGGATAACACAAAGAACTTGAAAGATCCTGTAAGACTTGCAATGCGAACAAAAGGATCTTTCAATCCTTGTGAACATTGTGCACACTGCACTCATCTTCATCCTGATTGTGAAACTTGTCCAGAAACATCTATGTACAACGGAATAATGGAAATGCAGATTCATTTCTTCCCCAAGGGCGGCAAACCTTGTGGAAAGTGTTTGCTTATCAAAAGCTTTTATAAACCTACAGAAAGTGGCATTGCAGATGTAAAGTATGCTATTTGTTCATATAACATGAGTTCTCAAAAAGATGAATATTGTTATCCTTCCCTCAGAATAGCAGTAAAAGAAGCTGAAAAATGGTTGACCGAGCACAATTATGAAATTTTAGGATATGTTTCATATGTATGCGATTATAAAGGAAAGCATGTAAGAATTGCATCTTGGTAATAAGATTCAGTAGAGCGCCCGTGCATCGGACGCTCAATTGAGTCTTATTGACTCAAATAAATAAGGTGCTCCCGTTCCCAGCAGGAGCACCGGAAAGGAGGTTGCCATGTACGGATATTACGTACAAAGCGGCTATATGGGTCGCGTCGATGGTCGGTGGATGTTGTTTGCCACTGAAACCGATTACATCGAATTCCTCGCTCCTTCCGAAGAGTAGTGTATCACACCTTCGGAAAACTGTCGAATCTTAGTCGACGTTAAATAATTCTAAGACCCTGGCGTGGATGTGGGTTAACCACGCTTTCCCATTTATTCATAATTTGAAGGAGGACACTACTATGAAGATGATCATGAAGGTTAACCTGCTCGAGAACAAAATGGAGGAAATCTCCATGTTTGACTCTCCCCTTACTAGGAAATTCGATGCTATGGGCATCGAGGCAAAAGACGCCATCATCAAGATGTGCGCCGAAACTCCAAAAGAGGAAGAAGCCGAGGCTATCACGAAGAGCGTCCTTACGAACTATGTAGCCAGTGGCTACATGTTCAATGGGATCATCTACAAGCCTTTTATGGCTGGTGCATCCGATGCTAGAAAAGCCACGTCATCTTGGGTCAATGAAGATATCATCCCCGAACTGGGGAAATGGGCCATGTGCGGGCTTCAGACGAAGAGTATGAAGCTGGCCATCAATAAATATATGGCCTATATCGGACTGTTGAGCTCTGCTAGCAAACCCTTTGCGGATATCTTCGGCAAGAAGGTAGATATCCGTCGTGTCGCCATTATTAAAGATGGCGAAGTCACTGTCAATGCAAAGGTGGACTTGGTTGAAATGACCAAGACCACCAAGAATGCCGATCGCGTTCTAAACATCAATGCGTTTGACGGGTTTGGCGTCATTCGCAAAGAGTTGACAAACGGAGAGTCTTGCACAATCCGTGGTCCTTGGCTTAAAGCGTTTGTACAGGCCACCAATTGGAGCGAACTGTTTGCATTTGGTCTGAACAATGGCAAGAAGTCCTTTGTTGACTTCTGGGGCAATGAAGTAGAACTCAAGGATGTTGATATGATCCTGACGGAAAGCTGCTTCAAAACCGCAAAGCTGTATTCCAATTGGAATCAGTATTGCAATGCATTTGAAGAGCTTGGACACGAGATTTGTGTCTGTGTTAGGGAACATGCTCCCAAGGCAAAGGGCATGCCGTACCAGCAGGGTCAGACTCTGATGGGTACTGAAGACGATGCTATTTCATTTATGCAGCACGCCAAGAAAAGCGTCTATAAATATCACGACGCTAAAGGCGCTGCAAACCTGCTTAGCGGTGCACATCGGCAAGCCGTTCGTATGTATCCGGCTCTGTTGAACGAGTCCTATACTGCTAAGGCCGTTCAGGAGAAATACACCACCAAGCGGAATGAAATGCTTGGTGGCCGTATTCCGGAAATGGGATTCAACGCTTTTCTGGCTCCAGATCCGGTAGCATTTGCTCAGCATCTGTTCGGACAGAAGATTACTGGCTTCCTGAAAGCTGGAGAGTGCTTCTGCTCCGCCGCCAAGGAAGGGTTCGTCGATGTGACCCGTAACCCGCACCTTGACAATGCTCATGTTGTGCTGAACAACGTAAAGTCCTGCCCGCTGGCTGAAGGGCCGACGATGTTCATCAACATCTTCGACACCACCACCATCCAGCTGAGAGCGGACTACGATGGAGACCATGTATGGTACAGCCAGGACAAGCACCTGCTTGATCTTGTGAATAGGACTTACGAAGTCCTGAAGAACATTCCGGCTGACTGGGATGCTCCGAAGGCTCCGAAGACCGACATCACCAAGTCAGCAATTGCTGGGTTCATCACGAACCTGATCCACGGATCAGAGATTGGTCTGTACGCTGATGCTCTCACTAAGATGTGGGCTAAAGGGTACAACAGAGATGTATGCGACTGGCTGACTTATGCTGGCAACGTGCTGATCGATTCCGCCAAGCACGGCTCGATCAAGATTGAGAAGCCGGATGCCGTAAAAGCACTGAACATGATCAGCCTGCCTCTGTTCGCAATGTATGCGAAAGCAGACGACGATCATCCGGCTGGAAGCGACTACTGGCTGGCAGAGCGGACAACGAAGAGCGGAAAAGTACTTCCGCCTCGTTGCGCTGAGACCAATTGCTTCTTGGATATGTATTCCAAGTATATTTCCAAGAACATCGATGAGACGCTGAAGATCGAAGGCGTAGAAGACGAGATCTTCAATTCCACGGTGATGATGATCGATGCGCACAGGAAGATGGGTGCCTTCGCGGGCCTCTCCAAGAAAGGTGTGTACAACTTCGAAACTCAGAAGTTCGAAGACTGTGGACTCTTCCAGGAGATCGCATTCAGGCATTCCACCGAGTGGAACAAGCTGGTTGGTGACACGAGCTTCTTTCAGAACCGCAAGGAATGGGAAGAAGAGACTGGCAAAGCAGCTCGCAAGGAAATCCTTGACTGGGCGTACGCCAAGTACCCCACGATTGAGCGGTCTGCTGAGATGGATGAGCGGATCGAGAATGCCTGCTACGACATTATCGTTCGGTCTATCTTCAACACGAAGATGAGCGAAGGAATGGATACCGTCATCAAGCAGGCATTCTGGAGAATCTATGGCGATAAGGCTGTGAAGGTTCTTAAGCAGAACCTGAACAGCTCTATGCCTGACTTCGACAGCGAAGAGTTTGAAGAACTCTACGACGTCGATATTGACGAATAATGACTGAAGCTGTGCTATCGGCTATACGGGCTATTTAGAAAGGAGAATAAACAATGAAAAATTATTATGGATGCAAAGAATGTCCGTTTATTATCTCTGGTAAGAAACCTTGGTGTGAAACGCATGATAGCTGTCCGGCTGAAGAATGTGAAAGCGCAAGATACTCATTTACAGGAAAAGCAATTCTTACTGGAATTCAGGGAGATGTTTTAGTATATGAGGATGAGGTTGTAAATCTTATTACCGGAGAAAAGATGGGATGTTGCACATACGACGATGACATCGACATCGACAATCATATATATATTAAACCTCTTCTTATCGACGGAAAGATAGTCTCCAAAGATTGGAATAACGTCTAAATGTTCACTCACGGAAGCTCCGAAAGGGGCTTCCGTGATTTCTTTCTTTTATCGGGAATTTGAAAAGAGTGCCTGAAATTCAGACACTCTCTCCAGACTCCCGGTCTGGAACAAAGGCTATTCAGCCCCCTATTTTTCAGGCTTCCCCTTTTTCCGGCGGGGGAGTTTTTTGGGGCACCCAAAGTTGAGTGCATTTAAGAAAGTGAATGAGATACACGGCGCAAGCGCCTGTAGATGCTGTGAAGGTTCAACCTTCGAAATATTGTAAGGAGGTACCCCAGATATGACTACCCGGAAACTG